GAAGCCATCATCTCCGGCCAGACCGTGACTTCGGCGCAGGCCGCGCAGTTGTGGACCGTCATCGCTAATCTTGAATCCGTCGCTGCCGCTAAGGCCGCGCAGGTTGAGAACCCGGCTTAAGTAAAGGAAAACGGCGTTTCCTGTACACGTCAACGCGACATGTTAAGGAAACGCCGTTTTTCTATATACGCTGAACGGGCCGGGACCATGCGCTCAGGAGGCCGTCGGCTAAGAGAGCGTTCGCCTTTTCCAGCTCCGCCCGCTTCTCGTCCAGGTGCAGCACAGTCAGCATAAGCCGCTCTGCTGACGGGATCGGCGCGACACCGTTTCGTACGGCGGCGATTTCCATTGGCAGCATGGGGTAGGTGAATTCTTGGTGCATGACCCTATTTCCTATAGCGTTTAGCAGAGTACCCCTCCGCCGTTATGGGGAAGCCCTTGGCCCAAGCGGGCAGTTCGCACATGACCCGCTCCATCTCGGCCAGGGAGCCGAAGTCCTCGGGCACTTCACAAACGATTTCGTCGTGGACGGTGAAGGCGATTTCGTAGCCCACTTTGTCCAGGCGCTTCATTGCCTCGGCCAGCACGTCACGGCAAATCGCCTGGGTACAGTTGTGGACGACCATCGCGGGGCCTCCGCCCTCGGGGCGCACAACGAAACGGTTGCGAGGTCCGCAATCGAGGATATCTACAACCTGTTCGTAAAATCCGGGGGTATCAGCAACATGGAGTCGGGCCACCCCTGGTCCAAACGATACAGGATGGTCGTGTAGTTTATTCCCGACCTCTCCGCGGCTTCCGCCACGGTGATGTCCCCAAAAATCGTGCCGATTATTCGGTTGTCCCTGCGATTGCGGGCCTGCGCCTTCATCGTGGCCCAAGTGCAATTCTCCGGGGTGTAGTTCCCGTTCACATCTATCCTCTCTAGGGTTAACCCCTGGCGATAGCCGGGGCCCGTGTCGTCCCAAAAATTCTGAAACCCCTGCCGCCATCTCTCGCAAACGCTGATTCCCCGAGCGCCGTAATTGTGCCAAGCCTGATGTGTCGGTAAACGGCATCGGTCCAGCATGGACCGCCACACATGAAACGCGGGATGTCCGGACATTCCGTGAGTAGAATTGGCTTTCCCGATAAGCTCTCTGGACTTGCACCCGCAAGACCGTGAGGCCATGCCTCGGGAACGCGATAAGTCCGAAGCCACGTACCTTGATTCTTTTCCACAAACGCAGCGCGCGACCCAATATGATTTGCATCCGTCCGAGCCGTCGTATCGTACCGCGGTCAGGTATCCGAACGTCTGCCCGGTCAAGTCCCTCGCACGATGATGCATTCTTCCAGCCCTCAATGGTGAGGATGCGGTGGTCCCCCGTCATACGAACGCCGCTTACTTCTATGGTAGGTTGGGTGCCCTTGCTGATAAGGCCGCCATGGCTGACCCATGAGTCACCATCCCACAGAAGATCGTCCGCTTGAAGTTCCGAAATAGAAATCCAACCTCTGTACGATAGCACATCGGTACGGAGGCTCAAGCAGTTTTCGCACAGACTTCCGCCATACGTGAACTGGCGAACCCATTGCTTAGTCTGCGCGTGGACGCCCATGAAGGTTAGCTGGTCTTTCTGCCATGTCTCCCAGCCGTCGCGTTCGTACTCCCTGACTTCGATCGCCTTGATCTTGCGGATTTCCCTGATCGGGGGCACGATTCCGAGGATGATCTCTTCCGCCTCTTCGATCAGCGCGGGCTTTCCGGGGGCACGGGCAAGCCATTGAACTCGGAGCTCGGGGTACGGATAGCACAGGCACCGTTTGGACGGGAGCTGCGCCCACAGGAACGACCCTGACTTTCGGAAGCGTATTTGCCGCCCTGGTTCACCGGCTTCCGTGACGCTGCCCGGCTGTCGAACGGCGGCGGCTGCTGCGTCTTCCAGGTCATACCAATACTGCGTGATCTTTGGATATTTTGCCCGCCACTTTTTCTTGAATTCATCCACCTCGGCGTCAGAGAACGTAGCCGCGCCAACGGCGCCGGATTCCATTTTACGGTACGCACCGACGCCGCCTTGATATCCGAAGGCCAGTTCGCAGTTATGCACTAGCTTTCCAGATACCGTGAAACGATGGAGGGGTCCGGCGTCGAGAATGTCCCATACACGCCTTTTGGTTTGCACGACGGAAGATTGAAGAATCGGTCGGCTATCTCGGCGTCCGTGAAGTGGTACATTAACCGCTTCAACGTCGCGTCGGCGTACTTGACCTCGGGGTACATCTTTCGAAATAAGTGGATAGCCTCCACGTTCGGAGCGCGAATCCCCTTCACCTCCGAGGACCGAGTTATCCGACGATTGATCTGGTTTGTAGACCGGGGGGCAAACCGAAGATTTCCGGGGGCGTAGCCCTTGTCGTTGTCTATACGGTCTATTTCGATTTTGCGGTCGGGCTCCTCCGGGAGTGCCAAGTTGTCCAGCACCCACCGTATAGCCTCCGGTACACTCGGGAAGTCGAAAGTTATCCCCCTCCCCCCGTAGTTCGAATACTGACGGTATCTCGGGTTTACGCAGCGGTTGTGCGCCGCGTGCAGCCGTTTCGAGAGCCAGTTGTGCATGGGGTGAATAGTCTGGCTGCACGACTGGCAGCCTTTCGTCTTCCCCCGGACCAAGTTGTCGTAATTGATCAATTTCTCGGTGCCGCACTTGACGCAACGAGTATGAAGGTAACGGAACCTCGATTGGTGCCCGTGCTTGTCTAGCTTCCCCCGCCACACGACCTCCGCAGAAGTTACCACCACCCATCCAAATTGCTTCCCCAGCAACTCCGGTCTGTGCGAGGGGGATTTCTTCCCTGGCGCATTGCTCAAATAGGAGTTCTCTCCCGTCGAAAGTGAAGACAACGTGGTCGGGGGTAGCGACAAGTCCGTCATAGCAGATAGTCTCCTTTAGGCCGTTACACACGGTCCCTTTATGAGACACCCATTGTACCCCATCCCACAATTTATGGAAAGTAGTTACTTTCTCTATGGGTACAAGGCCGGAATCTGTGAGAACAAGTTGCCCCTCCGCGATGCACGTTTTCCCAGGCTGTCGCTCGGGGGACTCCTTGTTGAGGGTGGACACCGGGACGCCATAAATCGCCGCCGCCGTCACCAGATATAAATCTGGCCCTTCCTTACGGTCGAACGCCCGGAACGCCTCCAGCTTAGATTCCTCGCCGGCCAGCCAAGCGAGCCCCCGGCCTTCGATGTTAGAATAGTCCGCTACGACAAGCTTCTTGCCGGGGGCCGCGCGAATGAACGAGCGGAGGCAATCCGACAGCACGCCCATCGGCGGGCCATAAAACAAGCGGATGTTGTCCGCGATCTCGTTGGGGGTCATGCCTCATCCCCCAGCATGTCCATCACTTCCCCGATGGCGATGCTTTTTTTGTCAGTCAGGATAGACGGCCTCGGGAAATTCTGCGGCTGTAACCGCCGCCCCGCGAATCTGCCGGTGCTGGCCCCGTGGAACTGTGCCGTGCCCTTCACCCGCCCGTTTGAACTCGCCCCCAGCCGCATAGCCTTTAGCTTGGCCGTAGACGACTTTGCGGCCTCCTGGCGCAGCATGAGCGCCTTCCGGGCCACCTCGGGCAAGCCAGGCAGTGCCAGGGCCGCCAAGACGTCCCCCTTGGCAACGGCCTCCATCGGCACGCCCTGCCCAGTTAGCCAGGCCAGGAGCGCCGCCGCCTGCGAACAAGTCCGCACCGCGCCGTTGGTGGTGAACAGCATTTCCTTATCCAGGCGAGCCTTTTCCAGCTCCACGATTTTAAGGGCATTGTCGATGGCGGGGAGGTCCACAAAGATCCCTCGATCATTGATCTCCTGGTCCAGAACCCAGAAATCCCACTCAGACGGGATCAGCGTCATAAGCCGCTTTTCGAGAGCGCGTTCGACCTTGGTGTCGGTGGCGCAATATTCACAGAGCCGGTCCATCATCTCGGCGGTGTACCACCAGACCGCCACTTCGCCCCCGGGGAGAAGCGTGGCAATCCGTTTGTCGGACTTCGCCAGGGCTAAATCCGCGTCGTAGGTTTTCTCGCCGGGGGCGGTAACGCGGCGCGGCTGCGCCATTTTCATCATCAACTTACGGCCCTCCGTGTCCTTGCGGACTTCCAGACCGGTGGCCGCAGCCGCGTTCTCCAAGCTCGCGGCGATTGACATAGCGTGAGCCATAACCATTGTGCAGCGTTCCCGCTCACGGGGGATGACCGGCCAGCCGTAGCGCTTGGACAAGAGATACCGCTCCATCGTCTGCTCGAACTGGCTGTTGTGCGCCATCGCCAGCCACTCGGGGTTTTTGGCGCACTCGATGAACTCGGGTGGGCACGGCTCCCCCCAGCGCCACATCTTCACCGGGCCGTCGTCCACCGCGTAGCTCATGCACAGGACTTCCGTGGAGGGGTCTTCGGCATATTTATGGACGCCGGAAGTCCGGAGGTCGCAGGCTGACCGCGTTTCGTAGTCCCGATGCAGCGTGGTCATCCGAAGATATCCTCCTCCGCCGGGTTGCCGACGTTCAGCCGACCGCTGCGCTCGTCAGCAAGCTCCCCCTCAAGGGTGTCCACCTTTTTCGCGAGCTCCTTGTTCTCCCGGCGCAGAATCACCACGGCCCGCACCAGCTCCGTCACGTCGTTGTTGCCTTTGTGGCGTAGCTCAATATTCAAGAGCGAGTTGTCATCGATGTCGATCATGGCGTTTCCTCCTCTTCAGGAATTTCCCCGATGTACTGGCGGAAAAGTTTTGTGGAGTATTGCCCCAGCGCGACAGCCAGTACGAACCACCAGCCGCTTTCAGCACGCCAAAAGACCAGATAAGCGCAGCCCCCGACGAGGAAAATATCCCAGATCAGCTGCACCACAAGAAACACCGCTAGGGCGATAACTCGATTGCGTTCGTTCATTTCCCCGTCCCCCGGTTAAGCGAAAATGTCCCAAGAGATGGCCTTGGCATAGAGCTCGTATTCCTCCTGCTCCAGCCGCAGCTTTTCCTTGTCGGCCTTTCTCTCGCGGACAATGCGCCGGATGGTTTTCTGCGAGAAGCCGGTGCTCTTGGCCTCCCCGTAGACCTGTTTCACGTCCTCGGCCAGCGCGGCTTGTTCTTCCGCGAGCTTTTCGATCCGGTCAATATATTGCTGAAGCGCCTCGGCAGCGATGCCGCCGATCTGACTGTTATCTCCGACACCGCGTTCGCTCATTTTACACTCCGTGTTGCATACCGACCCGTTTTAGCGTCACGCTTTGGCCGGTCGTTGAGTTCTTTGATTTTCTTGTCGCGCTCGCGGATCAAGCCAAGGGCGTAGCCGATGGCCCCGCCGCCGATCAGGAAACCCAGATCAATTATAATCTGTAGCCAGAACATAGGTTTTCTCCCCCGAGAAAAGCTGGGCGCCGGATAAACCGGCGCCCAGCGATTTCACTTAGTCGAACATGTCAGACGCCGTGTCGCCCGCCGTTTCCACCGGCTCAAAGTCAGAGGTACTGGCGCGAGAGCCGGTGCCGCCGAGCTTTTCGCCCTCGGCCACCTTCTGCACTCCGAGGAGGCTGAAGGTGATGCCCTTGCCACCCACGTCGTGTTCCCAGGCGTAGACGTTGGCCTTGGCGACGTAGTAGGCACCGCTGTAGGCGTCACGCGGATCAGTGATTTCCTCCACGGCCTGATTCAGCACCAGCGGCTTCAAGACGTTGGACAAATTCAGGAAGATGCCGCCGGCCACCGTGCCGGGGCGCTGTTCGCCGTCCGCGTCCACCAGTTCGGCCTGATCCTTGAAAGGAGTTTTGAACTTGGGGTGCTTCAGCACGGCCTCTGCCTTGTCGCCCCACTTCTCTTTGGCGGCTTCCAAAGCAGCCTTCTTCAGCACAGAGATATCCTGGCCGGGCTCGAACAGAGCCATGATTGAAAAGGTTTCCTTTTCAGAGCCCTTCACCTTCTTCGGCTTGTCCAGGGACACATAAGAGCCCCGGAACTTGGGAATTTTGACATCAATGCCCATTCTGATTTTTCCTCTTGCATTTTTCCGTTTTTGCGTGATTGCAGGGTACGGGAGAGACCTATCCGCAAAAAAATTCGTGCCCTTCCTCGGTAGGTGACGCTTGAGCGCACACCTCCGATAGCGACCGGGCGAGGCCGATGGGCACTTCGACCACGGCACCGTCAAGCGACGACTGTATAAGCCTATCCAGCATAACCTTTACGGCTTTAATACTGGCCGAACTCCGCCACTTAACGCGATTTGGCATTCACCCCTCCACCGGGCTAAAGTCAGCCTTCAAATCACGATTGACCGCGGGCCGTTTATCGGAATCCGGCGCGAACGTCAGACCCGACGATTCGGACTTGACAAAATCCCCGACCAGTGCGGCGAATTCCGTCTTGCCGATTTGGCTTTCCAGCGCCGCCGGGGTTTTCAGCCTAGCAGGCTCGTAGATATCCGACTCGGCCAGTCCGTCGCCCATGAGCGTCCGCACCGCCGCGTCCTCATCTTCCCACGCCCGCACGCCGCGCTTCGCCACCAGCTTGTAGCCGGGGACCGGCTTGCCATGCTGCATCTCCGCCAGGGCGAAGTCTTCCACAGCCTTAATCCAACCCTTCAGCGCCTTCACTTTGCCGAGGCTATCGGCAAGCGCCCGCGGATCGTAGCGAGGCCCCTTAAACGTGTCCAGCGGCGCAGTCTCCGTCAGATCATCAATCGCCGCGCATAACCCCGGCACCGGCTGCGCCGGGCACCATTTGCAGTGATCTCCGGCGAAGAGCGGCGCGGTTTCGCTTTCCGTCGCTTTCGCGGCATTGGCGAGCCGGTCAGCGAAGTCCAGCAGATCGATAGCGTCAACGTCCCACCACTTCACGTCCGACCCCATAGCGCGGGGCTGAACGATAGCGAGGTGGACCTGGGTTACCCGTCGGTTGGCTTTAGCCAAGGCCGCGCCGACCGCGTAATAGAGGAGCTGCGGGTTGTCCTCGGGGTCCACCGGCACCCCCGCCCCGTGCTTATAATCCAGAACCCAGAGTTCTCCGGTATCCGGGTCATAAATCACGCAATCGGCGGTGCCAAACAGATCGGGGTGAATCTGTTCCAGATGAAAGCGCACCTCCACGTCGAGTTCACGCTTGACGTTCTCCGTGGCGATGGCGCGGGCGGTATCCAGATAGACCTGAACCGCCGTTGTCATTTCATCGGAAACAAAAACCCACTCCCCCTCGGCGTACATAGGGGGCATCTTTTGGCGGAGTTCCCCTAAATCGGATACGTGCCATCCGGTAAACCGTTTCGCCGCGTACCCGTTCTCCAGGCAATGCGACGCCAAGGCGTGCGCCGCCGTGCCCTCTCGGGCGTACTCGGATTCGACTTGCTGAATTCCTTCGCAGAGCCGAACCGAGCCGGGGCAAGCAAACCAGCGGCTTGCCGAGGACGCCCCGATTTTGGAGTGAGCGCGGGTCATTCCGCCAGCTTACTGTAAACCGCCGTCAGAAACGCAGTGCGCTCCTCGGGCTTGATCTTGCTGACGGCGCCGTAGCCGTTGGCGACCATGAACTCGCGGGCGGCGTCCATGCCGCTCTTGTCCACCAGCTTCTGCAACTCGGCCCGCAGAAAAGCCCCTTCGTCCTTGTCGGGATTGGCTTCCTTGTACGGCGCGTAGGCGGTGGCGAAATCCACAGCAGCAGGCGCAGTCCTCAGTTCGTCGGACAGCGGGAACGGGTCTTCTGCGCCGGTCAGTCGGCCCTCTTCTGCCGCAGGCGTCAACTCGACGACATCAATGTCCCCGGCGCCCTGGTCAACGCCGACGACCGGCGTCAGTTCAGCGTGCGCCTCGTTGGCCTCCGCAGCCCGCGCCGCTTCCATCTCGGCCTTGGTGCGCCGCTTACGCTTGCGCTCGCCGTGCTGCTCCTCGGTTTCTCCTTCCTGGCGGTCTTCCGGCTGTACGGCTTCCGCATAACCCAATAAGTCCCCACCGGCATTCTTAGCAGGCGTCAGAAAGGTACCGCCAATCAACCCCGCCGAAAATGTCTTCAGCTCGGCCAATGCCTCGTCGGCGGTGGTTCCGTAAACCTTAATCTCGATGCTCATTTTTGTCTCCGTTTTCTTCGCTTAACTTACGACCGCGACCGCGACCACGACCGCGACCCCGACCGCGACCGCGACCGCGACCACGACCGCGACCCCGACCACGACCGCGACCGCGGCCACGACCGCGACCACGACCGCGACCGCGACCACGACCGCGACCCCGACCACGACCGCGACCGCGGCCACGACCCCGACCGCGACCGCGACCACGACCGCGGCCACGACCCCAACCGCGACCACGACCACGACCCCGACCCGTCGAAGCCGGCGCGGGCGACTGCGGCGATCACTTCTTGCTCCGGGGCGAAAGCTTGATCTGCACAGCGTCGATAATCGCACCGCGGCCCAGAATAACTTTTCCGTTCGGAAAGGGCTCAACTTCTTCGAAAACCGCGCTTTCCAGAGCATCCGAAAAGCGCCCAGTGTCCGCAATCCAGGCGGCATCCTCCAGGATCAGCTCCTGCGGTGTGATACCCACCAGCTTGCCGGTGTCGACCATAGTGACGGTGCGGATCAAGTAAATCTTACCGATCTCCCAGGCGCTGTCGTCACGTTGCGGAGCGGTAGCCCCGCCAAGTAAAGCCGCCAGTTCGCGGGCTTCCTTAATCGTCAAACCATCAATGCTCATTTTTAACTCCCCGATTTCGGTAAAACTCAACACGGACATCCTGTCACGGCGGCGGCAAAGTTTGCAAGATATTTTTATCCGAAAATATCCAATTCTTTTAGTGCCGTTGCCCGCAGTTCGTCCGCGTGCTCATTTTCCCATTGCTCAATCTCAGAACGTTTCGCCGCGTAAGACCCGGTTATCGCATGGACCAGTTGGCCCATTTCGTTCTTGTTCAACGTCCGCACCAGCCGGTGCTGGTCGTCTTTGATAAACAGCTTCAGTGTATCGACAGCGGCTTGGTACGCCGCCGCCCATATCTTGGCCTGCTGCTCGTCCTCATAGCTGGGCGTGCGAACGGCTTTTAGCTTTTCTTGCTGCTCGCGTTGCCATTTGTTCATCCCCATTGCGCTGCCATAGCCTGGGCTATGCCTTCGTACGAGCGAGAACGCTCTTTCCACCGATTCTCGCCGGGGGGCATTCGGTGGACACGGGTCTCTCTCCCCGAAACAATGCTAGACGGCAGCAACTTCGGCAGACCCGTCAGCCACAGGCACGTCGCTTTTGTCTCGCCGTGCCCAAACTGCCAGGGTTGGATAACCTGATCAGGTTTGCGGATGTGGGACGAAATAATCGAAACCGGGTTTTCCAAAGCGAGCTTGGGTATCGGCGCCGCCATAAGCAACCGGACAAAATCCAGAGCCGCGGCCTGCTCGGGGAGCTTATATTTAAACCACCGTGCCCCGCTTACCGCAAGGTGCGTGCAGGGAGGGTGGCAGATCATCATATCCCAGCCGTAGTCCAGTATTTCCTCAACATCACACTGGAAATGGGGGCAGGGGCGCTCCGTGGGCAAGACATCACACGACCAAGCCTCGTGCCCTCTCGCCCGAAAAGCGTCCCTTGTAATTCCGCTGTACTCGCAGGCGACAAGAACTCTCACCGGCAAAACCTCGACTTCGCCCGCGCCGCCGTGTTCACTTTGGCGATATGCCAATCGGGGCGGTATAGGCCGATGGCGTTGGCCTGGGAAGTCACGACGGACGTGCTTTTAGCCCCTAGGTCATCTCTGATCTTGTCGGTCGGCACGCCCATCCAGTACAGGCAACACAGCCGCTGCAATTTCGCCAAATCCCAGACACGGGCCCTGGCCGGCGGAGTCAGGCTGAACGAATTGCGATCGGTGTGGGGGTAGGTCATTTCGCCCCCGCCACTTCACCGCCGCAGGCCAAATAACCAATCGCGTCCGTCCACGAATCGCATTTACCCGGATTGTGCGCGATGCGGGCGATCTTCATGAGCGACATCATCACCGCCACGTCCGTAGCCGACAGCGGCCCGCCAGCGGTAGACCGGCCCGCGAGATAAGTCGTCCAGAACTCCGCGATCATCTCGAAATTCCGCTCCGGCGGGCCGTACTGAGCGTTGCGGTCCTGGCAAATGCAGGCTTTCGCCATGTCGAGAATGGCGGCGCGTTGTTCCCCGTTATTCAATTTCGCTCTCCTTACCGGGGGCTGCGCCCCCCTCCAGAAATGAGATAAACTCCTTGATAATGGATATCCCCTCCTCTTCGTAGCCGGACAGTATCTTCCCCACACCTAGCGCCAGGGTCTTATCCGGGAGTGGAAGGTAAAACCCCTCTGGCCCCCGGACACACCATACGCAAGGCCCCTCGTGGTCACGAGCATAGTAGAACGAATCCATACCCGCTCCTCCTACTTCAACAAAGAATCATAAGCCGATGGGCGCCACGCGGGCACGCTGGCCGGCTGCGCCATAGACGGTGGAGGCCGGTTCTGGTCCACCGGCTGAATGTCGGCGGGGCGCAGCGGGCGGTAGCCTGACGGCTCCTGCTGCGGCGCATTGCGTTCGATGGCGGCGTACAGGCTCTGAGCGGACGGCATTTCGGTTTCGTCGTCATCCGCTTTTGCCGGTGTGGCGAGCAGGGCGCAAAGCGCCGTGGCTAAAATTAGGGCACGCATAAGTCCCTCCCTCGTATCATTCCCGCGCCCCGCAAAAGCACAAAGGCGAAGTGTTCTGATCCAGAAAGTTAACCCGCGTCATAACTCGGGTCTACCCTCAATTCGTATGGCAAAGATTGCCTGATTTATGACGTGGTGTCAACCTAATTAAAGCTTACTGGCACCCCATAAGCAGATCATCGCGGCTTCCGCCCGGCCATCGTCTTTAACTCGCACCCATTTTCCTGCGTGAGCGGGCAGAAGCTGGGACGCCCGTGCCCGAGCGCCATCTTTTTCCGCCGGGACGCGCAACGCCTTTTTCCATTCCTGCGGACGAACCAACGTCCGTGGAATGAGGTTCGCGGCGAGAACGCCTTTTAGAATACCGAAGCCCATGCCGAAGCTAAACGCGCCAACGGCGCCTTCTCCTGGCCGGGTTCCGACTTGCTCCAAGAAAGCATGGTGGATAAACGAGCTGCGGCAGTCGATTTCTCGCGCCAGGATATCCTCATCCACCACCCGCTTGCTTCCAGTTCCCACCCGCAGCGTCGGCATATCCAGAATTTCCAGATCGCCGCGCACGGTGTCATAGAAGGCCAGCGCGCCGGATAAACCCGGATCAATCCCCAAGATGATCATCAGCGCGCGCACCACATGACGAGGTTGACAACAAACAGCCCCGCCGACAGGCCAAGGCAGAACGCCAGAGCGAGCACTTTTCTGTAGCTCATGGCCGCCAGTCCTTGTCCGTGAGACGAATACCCATCCGCCCCGCCGCCGCCAAGACCGAGGGAACCGCAGACGTGGGGACAAACCCCCCGGTGCCGCCCTTGTCTTTCGGTTTGGTCCAACGGTATAGAGCGGAGAGGTCTTTACGCCCCATCGCCTTTGCCAGGGCGGGGAAACCGCCGAATCTGTCCGCGATACGCTGTGCTTGGTCAGACATCTTGTCCTCCGTTTGTTTAGCCACCATAGCGCCGACATTTTTCCCGGTCCAGCAATTTTTGCCGTTTTTCCTGTTGACACGGGCGCGGGGACCGCGGCAATCTTTGCCTAGTTAAACGGGAGAAAGAGAATGAACGCCACTGAACTAATTTCGCCGGAGCCCTCTAGGCGTACAATGAATGGGCTGCGAGAACTACTGCTTCGGCAGTTAGTAGACGGTTTACGCGCTGGAAACATATCGTCGGGGCAAGCCTCGGCTTCCGCAAAACACGCGCAGCTAGCGTACACGAACGCGAGCCCCCGGTACGGCTGGAACGTGGACGCCGGCTGGGCACAACGCGAAGCGGGAGAGCCCTCCGCCAACGACGAGCGCCTGGCGCGATTTCGACGGCAGTGGAGCGTCCTCGCCCGGCTGGGCATTGTTGAGTAGGAGGTACTGATGTGCTCCGTACTCAAGTTATGGCAGGTGTTTTATGAAGACGCCCGTAAGCTGGGACTGGCGGAGCAACAGGCCGAGGATTACGCCGACCGGGCGTTGTCCGATTACGCAGATTTATTAGTCGCCCGATGGGACCGGGCGCATGAAAGGGAGAAAGAAAATGAACGCCCCTGAACTAATTTCGCCGGAGCCCTCTAGGCGTACAATGAATGGGCTGCGAGAGCTACTATTTCGGCAGTTAGACGATTTACGCGCTGGAAAAATATCGTCGGGGCAAGCATCTGCTTCCGCAAAACTGGCCGTAGCTATCCTCGCCACGGTGAACACTCAGATTTCCCTAACCGACACTATTCACGGAAGTGGACGCTTCAAGAACAGCGCGTCACTGCCGACTGTTAACTTAGTGGAGTGATGGCTGTGGAAAACGGAGTAACGCGGTGTGGCTTATGCCGGGCGGAAATGACGCCGGCGCGTGCCTTTGGGCTTTGCGCCGTATGCGCGGGGCGCTGTAAGGCGTGGCGCGATAAACGGCTAGAGGTGGAAGTCTACCGAATTATTGGCAGTGGGGGCTGGCCTGTCGGCCACCAACTGCGCGATCTGTGGGACGATTGGCAAGGGAGCGCGGTTGACTTCTACACAAAGCAGCCCCTTACGTGCGGAGAAGTAACCGAATACGTAGCCCATGTCCTGGTGAGCCCTACCGCCCACAAATGGCTGCCTCTAGATGAACGGGAGAAAACCGATGCAAACTGAAACCATCACCGATTATCTGGCCCGTGGCGGCACGGTCACGCGATGCCCGCCGCAACCGGCCATGGGCGACTTACCGGGGCTGTACGGCGTGCAGAAAGAACAAGCCCGCGCTGCGGCTGCCGCCGGCTCTCGTGCCTTCGCCGCCAAATACGGTGGGCGGGGAACGCTGTGGCTGCTGCAACTGCGCAAAGGCAAGTCCTACGGCGAGATTGCCGAAATGTTCAACGTGCCGCGTATCCGGGTCAGGGATGCGCTGAACCGAATTCTGAAAATGGAGCGACGGAATGACTGACGACATCACCGCCCTGATCGAGCAGGGTAATAAGCTGGTCGAGCGGCGACGCTTGGGGAGTGGGAACTTGAGCGAAGGACACGGTTTTTTACAGATTAATGGAGACTTTTCGAAATGATCACATCGACATTCACCCTACTTCGCAAGGCCGACGCTTGTGCGGAAGGATACAAAAAACTAGCGGTTCATTTGGGAGGCGTCCGTAAATACGGGGTGTCTACCGATATCCCCGTTGCCGTGATTCTGACCAGTAATGGCCCGGATGATACGTTATGGGTTCTAGCGAATGCATGCGGCTCCGATGGTGAGAAGGTCGTCCATACTTTCGCCTGCGATTGTGCGGAACGAGTGATCCATCTCTACGAGGATAAATACCCAGATGACCGTCGGCCCCGTAAGGCCATCGAGACGAAGAGGGCTTGGTTGCGCGGCGAGGCAACCGGTGATGAGTTAACCGCCGCCAGGGCCGCCGCCTGGGCCGCCGGGGCCACCAGGGACGCCGCCTGGGCCGCCGCCAGGGCCGCCGCCTGGGCCGCCGGGGCCACCAGGGTCGCCGCCGGGGACGCCGCCTGGGCCGCCGCCTGGGACGCCGCCTGGGCCGCCAGTGCCGCCGCCAGGGACGCCGCCAGGGCCGCCGCCTGGGCCGCCGGGGCCACCAGGGTCGCCGCCGGGGACGCCGCCAGGGCCGCCAGTGCCGCCGCCAGTGCCGCCGCCAGTGCCGCCGCCAGTGACGCCAGTGCCGCCGCCAGGGCCGCCGAACTTGAGTGGCAGAAACAACGGCTCACGGAACTGTTGGGGGAAGAAAAATGACTGACGACATCACCGCCCTGGTGGCGGAAAAGTGCTGGCAGCCGATTAAGACGGCTCCGAAGGATGGAGAAACGATTGTTGATCTGTGGTTCCCCCCCTGTCTGGACGCCGGACAGATTGGCGTTGGTATCGTAAGCGTGGGTATTGGGGCAGTATTCCGGTAAATCGGTTCTGCGCAATCCATACCTGTGATGAAAGCCCCACCCACTGGATGCCGCGCCTGCGCCGGGAGGTAACAAATGAAGATACAGTCTGACTTCGCCCTACTCGACGTGAAGAAGGGCCGCAAGGCCCTGTTCAAACTACTCGGCCCAACGCCCAGCGGGCCGAAACCGAACGAGGACAAGAAAGTCCGTGTCACGATCACCGGCTACATCGTGGGCGCCTGGGGCGACGATGACGGCACTAGCCGGGAGTTTCAGGTGGACGTTGATAGTGTGGAGGTGGGGTAGTGCGTAAGACAGGATTGCAGCCGTGCCCAAAATGCCGAAAGCACTTCGACACGCTGGGGGATAGCTGTGCGTCAGGTGGAGACAGCGAAAACTGTTTCTACGCCCGTAAAATAGCGCAAAACAATTGGGCCGATGGCGAATCTGGCAGCCGGGAGCTGGAGAGATTCCAAAACGAATTTGACGGCTACGTGGACGAGGAGGAAGCAGACTTGACGTAAATCCCCGCACAAGTCATTCTGCCAAACGGAAACCGTCTCTCATGCTCCGCCCTGATGGGTGTGTCCCCGACCTAGCGGGGCGTTGAGCCGAGAGACGGTTTCTTTTTATCTATTTTGGTCGGGCAGTTGCTCGGCTCCTGTTAAGGAGACCGAGCGCTAAGTGTTGAGTTTTCTCGTAGTGATTTGGGCGATGCACCGATTCTCACGTCTGATATGTGGGGCCAGATTTTCCGCCAAAGAAACGGATTGTCCTCTGGAGGGTACATCGCCCCCTCCTCCTTGGCGTCGTTAAGCTAAGCAAAAATGTCGTCAATCGACGCATCGAACGGTGGCCACGGCCTTGCTCCTCTCAGAAAATTCAGTGTAGGGTCAAAACCCTTCCGCAAAACATCTTGACGCCGCCCCCTCCCCACATCAAGCTATAAAAGATAACACCATTCATAGGGGGCCCTCCAAAATGACTGAACAGAAAAGCCGCTCCGGGCGGGATTTCTGCATCTCCGACCTTGATCCGGTATTGCGAGAAGCCGTCGCCAAACTGGCGCAGAGCGAATTCCGCTCGCAGGCGAAGCAAATGCAGGTCTTGGTGCGCGAAGCACTGGCCGCCCGAGGAATTCTGACGGCGGAGTGATTGCCATGGACCTCGAATTGATGAAGTCGCTCCCCGACAGCAAAAACGTCAAGCTGTTCCCCGTCATCCCCAACGGGAAGACCCCCGCCGTGCAAGAGTGGCAGGCCCGCGCGTCTTCCGCGTGGGACCGGCTGGGGTGGCTGCCCACGGGAAACTACAATGCGGGCGTGTTCACCGGGCGCTACCGCGTTTCGGAAGCTTTGCTTGTTATCGACGTTGACGTGAAGAAGGGAAAAGACGGCGAACGCGCCCTGGCTCTTTTCCAGATGATGCACGACGACTTGCCGGCCACCTATGAAGTCCGCACCCCCACCGGCGGGCGGCACCTCTATTTTCGCACCTCGGCTAAAGTCGCATCCGGCGTTGACGTGTTGGGCGAAGGGCTCGACATCCGGTCGCAGGGCGGCTACGTCGTCGCGCCGGGGTCGTCTACCCCCGAAGGCGAATACACAGTCGCCCAAGACGCGCCGATAGCCGAGGCCCCCGATTGGCTGATCACAGAAATCAAGAGCCGGGCGAAGCACCGCAACCCGGAGCAGGCGGCGGTCACAGAGCTAGACCAGCCGTTCAATATCAATCGGGCCACCGACTATCTGGAGCGAACCGCCCCGGCCATTCAAGGCCAAGGCGGAGATACCCTCACTTACCAGACAGCGGCGATGGTCAAGGACTTCGGTATTTCCCGATCCCTGTGCCAAGCCCTTATTGAGGAGCACTTCAATCCGCGTTGCTCGCCCCCGTGGGATCCGGAGGCCCTGGCTGTCAAGGTCAACTCGGCTTACGCGAACGGGCAGAACGCCCCCGGGTCCAAAGGCGTGGATGCCAGTTGGGCGGAGCCCGTCGATATGGGCGAAGCCCCGGCCCCCGCTACCCAAGACGGCCCGAAGCCGCTTCCCATCGTCCACTTCAACGCCTGCAAGCCCGATCTCAACCGGGTGGATCTGATTGAGGGGATGCTGTCCAAGGGCGCGATGAGTGTCATGTTCGGGGAATCCAACGCAGGCAAGACCTTTGTCGCGGTGGATATGGCGTGGCACATCGCCGCGGGCTGGGACTGGATGGGCCGCAAAGTCTCGCAGGGTCCAACGGTCATTATCGCAGCAGAGGGGGGCGGAGGAATTTCTTCGCGCATGGCCGCGCTTCAGATTGAGTTTGCCGACCGGCTGAAAGAGGAAGGCCGCGCGTTAGACGACGTTCCGCTGTACGTGATTCCGGCTTCGGTGGACCTTCGATCTAATTATGATGACGCCGTGCGCGTAAAGAACGCCATCTTCGGGATACAGCTCCGCCATCGCGCGGGGGTGGAGCTGGTGGTGATCGATACGCTATCCAGGGCGATGGCCGGCGGTGATGAGAATGGTCCGAAGGACATGGGCGCCTACATCGCCACGGTGGACCTGCTCCGGCACGCGACCCGCGCACACGCCATGTCGGTCCACCATTGCGGTAAGGACAGCGAGCGAGGGGCCCGGGGGCATTCCTCTTTGCGGGCCGCGGTGGACACCGAAATCGAGGTGGTGTCGAACACCATCCACACGGTCAAGCAGCGCGAGATGGAGTTTTCCCGCCCGCTGGGGTTTGATCTGAAGGTCATCACGTTGGGGGTAAACCCCTACGGAAAGAACATAACCTCTTGCGTCATTCAACCGGCGGAGGCGTCGGCGCCAGAGGTGAAGGCTGGCAAAACGTCTAAAAGGAAGCTTCCAGACCGGGCGCTGTTCATGCTGGACGCCTTCAACGGCGCTTTAGATAAAGCCAGAAGCGACGGACTTAATTTTATCACGATGGATAAGTGGCGCGATTATACGCGAGATATGGGAAAAAGTGCGGCTGCCGACCGGGTTAAAATGGGGGATGAGGCGCTTAGGGACAATAATGCGTGGCTTGGCAATTTTCGCCGTGCCGTAAAGCAGCTTGTCGAGGCAAAGTGCATTATGGAAATGCAGGAAGATCAATGGGTTAGCCTAGGATAATGCAATAATGCATTTTCAAAATAATGCGCATTATCCGCCGAGGCACATCAATAATGCATTAATGCATCCCCCCTTTAGGGGGGTGCTAGTGCATTATGGCCTGCATTATCGTTTATGCCTGAAGGGAGAGAAGAGTTTTATAAATTATCTCCCGGTCGGTTTTATACAAAATAACAGGATAAGATTTTAAGGCCTTGGCCGGAAACCTGGACAAAAGAAAACCCCCGTCACCGTGAAGCGGCGGGGGCGAGGTGCGGGGGACGCGAGAGTCTAGTCCTCCCTGGCCGGTTCTTCCTTGAACGCGATACGTGCGAAGGCGAGTGCTGCGGCGTAGTCGGTCGCGTGTTTGTTGGCGCCGTGGGTTTCCGTGACGGCTTTCTCGAAATCGGTGTCAGACCCGAAGAAGCAACCGGATTTGACGCGAAGACCTCCGTCCGTTCGGTAGATGGACAAATACGCGCAACGGCTCCCGAGTGGCCCGATGATCAGGACGGGGCGCTCCCCGGTCAGTTTTAACTGATCTTCGAGGTACGCGCCTCTGAGGTTCGCGCCTTCGAGGTACGCGCCTTCGAGGCACGCGCCTTCGAGGTACGCGCCTTCGAGGTACGCGCCTCCGAGGTTCGCGCGTCTGAGGTTCGCGCCTCTGAGGTTCGCGCCTTCGAGATTCGCGCCTACGAGATTCGCGCCCATGAGGTTCGCGCCTTCGAGGTTCGCGCCTACGAGATTCGCGCCCATGAGGTTCGCGCCTACGAGATTCGCGCCCATGAGGTTCGCGCCTTCGAGGTTCGCGCCTGTCTTAATCGCCCATTTGACGGCTAGGCCGATCTTGACGGAAACGGCGGCGCTTTTGCCGGCTTCGATTTCGGCGGTAAATTGAAATTTTCTGGTCCATCGGTTCTTTATTTCAAACTGCATTTTTTGTTCTCCGGTAAACGGCGCGGCCTGCTTTGAGGGTGAGCCGGCAGGTTATGACGGCCAAGGCGGCGAGGATCAGTATCACTAGGCCGCCGCTATGGGGTTGCGGGGCGTGCGAGTGACGGACGTGGCTCATGGCTACCACGCGATGATATTGGGGTAAGCGGCGATATTCGGGCGGAATTCGCCGTCTTCTTCGATCCAGAAATCGTCAGGTGCGGATTCAAGGACGTAGCCGTTGCCATAACGGACGGCGACACATCCGCTGCCGGAGATCAGTCGACGCTCTCGCCGTGCCAGGGTCGTCAGCGCGTCTAGCTGGTTTCCGACGTATCTCCACCCCTCGTAATGCCCGTCGCCGTCGTCGGTGGTGATGGTGGCGGGACGCCTAGGGTTGATCGGCGAACCCTGGCCGTGCCCCCATTTCGCGATGAACTCGACGTGGCCAGTGGGGGTGCGATGAAAGCTCATGGTGGATACTCCAAAAATCGGTTTTAAGGGGTGCTGGGTGGCAGGAAGCCTCTTCGGCTACGCCTGCACCAGCCAGCGGCTTTCATCGTACTTAGCGCAAGCTGCACGGGCTTCTTCGGCGGTATGGTATGCGCCTAGCCACTTGTCGCAGAATCGAGCGACGTAAGTGGACAGGCCGAGGGAGTAGCGTTTATCGGTTTTTCCGCGTGTCATGTATTCCGTGCCGATAGGAAATTCGCCTGGCATGATTTTTGCCTCCGGTTAACAGTTTAGGAAAGCCGGCTTGTCAGACCGGCAGAGCTAAAGTGTTAGTCCTCGATAACAATTTTGACGGGTTTGATAAGCGGATAGATGGTTTCCCCTCTGCTATTTTTCAGGTTTCGTTGACGGAGATACCAGGCAGCGTGCGCGCGGAATCTCTGCTCATAAGAGATATCTGCAATCGTGTAGCAGCGAGTTTCGCCGGTTACATCCTGGAGATAAAAAGCGGTCATTTTTCAACCCTCCAATAGCGCGCGGCATAGCGCGTTTGCTTCGATTTTATCGATGGCGGTTTTGATATGTTTCATTTCATACCTCGCGCAATTTTCTTGAATGACCGGAGATAATCCAAAGCATCACTGTAGGTATTGCATCGAATTTTATCGTGCACTTCACCACCTGGGTTGCGAATCATCACGGTATACATTCCGAAAGGAGGGTTGCTTTTCTCGAAAGTGACAAGAGCGCCGGACTTATAGTTATATATCTTCATAATTCAATCCTCCAAATTCACTAGTTCAGCCGATATTTCGGCTAGTCTGGTCGCCGCAGAAAGCCATTTGCGGCTTAATTCCGGGTTGCCAACGCGGTACTTTTGGGCGAGATTCCATGCCTCTTTGGCACGGGTTTCCAGCCATTTGGCTTGGACGGCGGGAGTCATGATTTAGTTCTCCAATGGCGAACGGGTAACACGCCAGCAACGTGGATATATCCCTCCCTCGCGTGAAACAGGGTTGTAATTGCAGATACTGAACTTTTCCGCCTTGCCGCGAAAGATAGCGAGAAACCCGCCTTCGTATTGTTGCCCAATACACCTATTCATCCCGTTCTCTAATTCCGCACGGTAAGATCCATATTTCTGCTAGTCTGGTCGCCATGGAAAGCCAAATGGCGTTTACTTCGCAAAAGCGAGAAGCTTCGCTTTGTTTTCGCGCCAGAATTTCAAAGCGTCTTTGCCGTCCATTTTCACAATGCGGCGATCCTTGAAAGCCTTCCAATCGGCGAGGGAGTGAAGTTCGCAACCGATTTGCATGTGCTTTTCTAGGACGAAAACACGATAAAAGAGCCCGGAAATTTCGATAGGCGCTTTGCTGATTTTTACGTCGTCGCGCCATATTGTTTCGTGGAACGCGGTACCCGACAAGTCGGCACCCGACAACTTGGCATACGACAAGTCGGCACACGACAAGTTGGCACCTACCAAGTTGGCACCTACCAAGTTGGCACCCGACAAGTCGGCACCCGACAAGTCGGCATCCGACAAGTTGGCATACAACAAGTTAGCACCCGACAAGTCGGCACCCGACAAGTCGGCACCCGACAACCCGGCATACGACAAGTCGGCACGTGACAAGTTAGCACCCGACAAGTCGGCACCCGACAAGTCGGCACGTGACAAGTCGGCACGTGACAAGTTAGCACCTACCAAGTTGGCACCTACCAAGTCGGCACCCGACAAGTCGGCATACGACAAGTCGGCATCCGACAAGTTGGCATACAACAAGTTAGCACCCGACAAGTCGGCACCCGACAAGTCGGCACCCGACAAGTCGGCATCCGACAAGTTGGCATGCGACAAGTCGGCACCCGACAAGTTGGCACCCGACAAGTTGGCACGTGACAAGTCGGCACGCTTTCCACCGTCTTCTTTACGAAGCCATTTCTGGTGGTCTACGAGAACGACGGGTAAGTCTTTAGTGGGGATGGTCATTTTAATGTTCTCCCGTTTTTAGGTTAACAGTTTAGAAAAGCCGGCTTGTCAGACCGGCAGAGCTAAAGTGTTATTCGACGCTGGATCTCTTAGACCCAGCCGTCCCGAACATTCTGGTTCGGACGCGATGGTTCAGACCTCCATTTCGGATTGTGCGAGTTCCCGCCATTTGGCTTGGACGGCGGGAGTCATGCGCTCGCCCCTTCCTTGGTGAATTCGTATTCATTGGCGATGATATTTTCGTCTACTTGTTCGTCGCTATCCAACCATTCGTATTCCTTCTCCAACGAAACGTATACCCCGTCGGCAAAGTCGCGCAAGGCTTGCGTTACTGCGTCTTCTTCAGCGTCGGAAACGTCGCGGTTTCCATGCTCAACGGAAACTGCCATGCAGCCGGAGTGATAATAATGGCCGCGATGCTCCGTTGTGGCATAAAGCTGGTAAAAGGCTTTGCGCTGCGCTGATTGCAGGGCGTAAGCAATGCGGAGCAATTCCTTATCGTTCGGCGCGTAAGCCTTAATCGCTTTCGGCGCTTCCCTGGCGTAGGAATAGCTGCCCTCAAAGCAAGCGCCGTCCCCTTGGCTAGAAAAGCCAGAGAAATATATTTTGGTAATGTCGATTCCGAGGATTTTGGCGCAAACCATGGCGTCCTCGTAAACAGCGTCATACCATTCGTAATCCAGCGCGCCTTCCCTGTACCATTCGCGGGCTTTCTCCTTGGCGGTTTCGCTCAATTCGTCAAAAGTGAAAACGGTCTTTTCGATAGTGCGGGACATGATTTTATCCTTTCTAGCTAATCGGTTTTACACTTGCGCCTCGCTTGCCAAGCGCAAGGTTAAAACTGACTAAAGCCATTAGTGCTTCAAAGCGCCGGAGGCGCGGTTATGAGGGGATTCAGAGCAAATGACGTATGCCGCAAATTCCATCCGCGCTTCGGCTTCGTCCGATCCAAAATGGACTTTTCCGAGATTTCCCACGATTAACTCGTATGCCATTTTCGTTAACTCCAATTCGCGTTTCGTTAAGACAGACAATACTGCAAAGATTGCCACTTTGCAAGCACAAAATGACATTGCTGAAACGCTATGAAAATGGCAGAAATTAACGCTTTTTTGAAGTTAGGAAACCACCAGGGGGGCAAGCTGGGGGATTTTTCTTGTTAGCTTTGTGCGCGGCCGCTTGGTCGTCGCTGTATCTTAGCCAAGCTTCTCCGATTTCAATAAGCGCCCTCCCCCGACTTATACAGAGCGCGGCTATCTTTCGGCTGCAATACGGCGGGATATGTCGGCGCCCGTCGTAGAGCCAGCGCTGCGCCGTCACTTTGCTTATAGTTAGCGCTTCTGCTGCTTCTGTTGAGTAGCCGCGGTACTGGTGTTGTCGCCAAGGCCACAACAATTCGATAGTTTTGGCCCACATTGTTGCGTCTTGGGTATCAGCATGGGGGATAGCGTACCGCGCACTCCCCCGCGTCCGGCCTGGCGAGTGCGCGGCAGGGGTGCGCGCGTCTGTGTGTGTGTCAAGTTCTAACATGGCGTCAGATTATCTTGCGTTGCGCTTCCCGTCTACACCCGCGAAAAGCGCCGATAATGTCCTACTAAACAGATAAGGTATGCTGCGAGACTTAGCTAAGCCGTTGATACTGTTCGATTCATCACTATCCATAATGGCGATTATGCGACAACGGGTACTCTGATACCGCAAAGCCGTCTGCCGGGACGCTGGGGGCATTGCCTCGGCATGCCAGCTTTTTGGACCTCGATGGGCCTTGCCATCTGCAGAGTCAGGGATACCCACCCCCGGCCCCGCCATAAAAATTCTTGACTAGAAACCGCCCTGCCTATACAGTAACACACACATGAATGTAACGCGAGGGTTGGACATGACCACCTACGGATATATCAGGGTTAGCACCGCCGAGCAGGCCGCGGACAACCGCTCGTCCTTCGAAAATCAAAAGCGCTGCGTGTCGGGTGTCGCGTTAATCCACGGCATGACGGACGTTAAAATTATCACGGACGCCGGGGTTTCCGGAGCGTTGGACATGGCCGACCGACCTGCGGGCGGCGCTCTGTACCGTAAACTGATGAAAGGCGACACGCTTATCGTTGACAAGCTGGACCGCCTTTTTCGTTCGGCTAGGGACGCGGTAGCCACTGCGGCTGCGCTATCCAAGCGCGGCGTAAATTTAATTATCTCAGACATCAGCACGGAGCCGTTGACCGAGGAAGGCCCCGGTAAATTCTTCTTTACGCTCATGGCCGCAGTCTCGGAGTTTGAGCGAACTCGTATGCTGGAATGCTTAGAAACCGGCAGAAAGGCGAAGAAGGCTAAGGGCGGGCACACTGGCGGGCAAGCGCCCTACGGCTTTCGCGTCGAGGGCCTTGGCCGTGACGCTGTTCTTGTCGAGGATCCCGGAGAGCAAGTCGTTTTGAGCCGGGCGAAAGCGCTTTACGCGAGCGGGGCCTCGCTCCGGGGCGTCGCCCAGGCTCTGGCGAGAGAGGGCTTCGTGTCGCGCTCCGGTACGCCGTTCCAAGCAACCCAGATTATGAGGATGGTGAAATAATTACCGGACGCTCCGCCGCTTAAATATCCATTGACACCGTGTCCAACCCCGGCTAAAAACGATCTTGTCATCCTGCGGGGCTACATGTCGCAGGTCGTAAGTCCCAAAGGCCCATTCGTCCTAGTGGCGGTGCCGATGTTCCTGGGGCCGGTAAGCGAGGCGGAAATATCCAGCTATCGCCCCGCAGGATGACCTAGTTTCCCGAGAAATCGGGTCCGAGGTGGTAAGTAGGTAGCCACGCACCTGAGCTGTAGGGAACGCACTAACCCTACGAAACAGCGAGGCCGAAAGGCCCGGATCGGTTAGCCCCTGGCCGGTCACAAGTTTTGGTTCTAGCCGCTCCCGTCGAAAGACGAAGGCTTGCCAGATACGGAGACTGGAGCTTAACCGTATTGGGCTAGACGCAGAGTAACGATGGTTTAAGCGAGGCCAATAGCGCAGCGCTTGACAGGCGGGAGAGAC